GACCATCTGATCTATCGTAGTTTTCTAAAGTTTTACCGACAAAGATTGTGCGTGTGTCCGCCATGCCAATCTCAAGGTTGTTACCATTGGTAATACGGAATACATGGTGAGCACTGCCTTTGCTATCCTTAGCTTGTACGGATACACCATTAGGAAGGATAATAGCTCCACCTACTTCACCACCTGCTTTAGGGAAGTATGCTTCATCTGCTTTAGCCTTACTCAAGATTGTCTCGCCAATATCAAGCTCGTTCAATACTCTAGTAGTCTTATTCTTAGTTCTGTCATATACCTCAAGGGTCTTACCGACAAAGATAAGTCTAGTATCAGCCATGCCAATCTCGAAGTTATCCTTATCAGTGATACGGAATAAGTGGTGAGCACTACCTTTAGTATCTTTAGCTTGGAAGGAGATATTGTTGGCTAAGATAGGCGCTCCAGTTAGGTTACCACCAGTTGTCTTTAAGAAGCTGGCTTCAAGCTGTTGAGTAGCTAAGGAGTTCTCAAAACTTTTCGATGGGTTACCTATATAGATTTCTACTTTATGCTTCTTATTAGGTTGCATAATGAGCACTGCAAAGTAGAATTTCCCTTTACGATACGCAATGTCCTCGATTTCAAACTTAGGGTTAAACTCAATGATTTGCTTGAGTTGTCCGAATGGTGTGATTTCTACAAGACTACCTAAGGTAGCCGACATGATTGCTCCATTGAGCATTAGTGCCCCATTATTATTGAAGTCATTGTACTCGTAGTCAATTTGGTAGCTCTTATAGCGTTTGAAGGTGTCGCCATAAAGGTTTACTTCACGAAGCCGTTGACTGCCTGCTACAGGTACAATGGAAGCATATGTTCTTGTAATTGGATCATACGCAAGGTTGAATACACGCTCCGACAAAGTGATTGTATCCTCAATCTGCATTGTATTAGCGTTGAGTACTGTAATGTTGTTACCATTAGCTTTACCATTGGTTACATAGATTTTGTCGGTGTACTTGTTATAAGCCATCGTATTGCAGTGTCCTAAGCGTTCATCTTCAAAGGTGTACTTATTGGTACGCTGTAGTGTATCTGCATTAACCTCATAGATATGCTGTACAGTGCTTTCACTATTAATACAAGCAAGTACGAATACGTCTTTCTTCTCGTTATATGTGAAGCCTTGTATTTGGTTTACCCCTTCGTCATAAGTAAACTCGCCTAGCTTAGCAATGTTACTAGCTCCTTGTAGCATAGGTGTTTCATTAGGATAGAATGGTTTGATATAGGTATAAGTACCATAGTCCATTACATCAGATACTGTATTGAAGCTCATGTGCTCTTGGATAACATAGTTACCCTTAGGAATTAACAGTATCTTACCGCTAAGGTTATTGTTAGCAGTCTTAAAGGCTTTAGTGTCGTCTGTTACACCATCACCTACAGCTCCAAACAGTTTGACTGATACAATACTTTTAGCTAGTTCTGCAAGAGCAGCATTGTCGTTAGCAATATCAGTTTTAAGTTGTTTAGTATCATCTAGTACTCGTCTAGTCTGCTCCGCAGTATCGACAAGTTCTTCCGTTAAGTGAGCTGTCTGTGTTTGCTGAAGGTTTAAGTCTCTAGCAGTCATGATAGAGCTATCTTTCCACTCTACAAGAGGAATGGTAGCTGTTTCACGATAAATGTAGAGTGGTTTCACCTCTGTAGGTGCGACAACTAGATTTACTGTACGACCATTAACTGTATAGTCTTTGTCGTACTCCAATAGCCTACCATCAATTTCTACTTTGATAAAATCTCGTGCAATATAATCGAAGCTGAAATTATAGGTACGCTGTCCCACTACAGTCTTAGTGGTTAGTCGTGGTATCATCTATTACTGTCCTTTCGTTTTTCTATATTCGTTATAAAGATTTACTAATTCATCATCACTCAAGTTTTCTGCATTACGACCTTTGAGCTCCTTAGGTTTCTCTGCGTTCATACCATCGGTCAACTCTTTACGTTTCTTAGGATCCTTCAAGAGTTCTTCAATAGTAGGCTGATGTACCTGTGGCTTAGGTTGTGGTTGTTCTTGAGTTGGTGCTTTAGGTTTATCAAATTGAATTAGTCTAGTGTTCTTGAGCTCTACCTCTTTAAAGTCTCGTTTCTCTTTGTCTGCCATTTCTGCCATGCCAGTTAAGAAAATTTGCATAGGCAAGTAGCGGTCAATAGGATAAATAGAGGTGATAGGGTTTTGTCCCTTACCTGCCTTTTGGTTTTCCTCTAGTGCTCCTAAGGCTTCTAAGCCAGTGCGTGCTCCATTGTATAGTCTCATTACACTACCTAATACTGCGAATTGCTTAGCTCTGTCTGCTACGCTATCAAGCAACTGTCCATCTTCAGTCCACTCAGGGCGGTCTACAGTCGTTCTAGCAGTACTACCTTTACCCATTAGAATTGCTCTAGCGTCATCCCCAAAGGATAGAGACGACAAAATAGAGCTTCTTGTTAAGCCTGCTGTGATGATGTTGTCGGCTGTAAAGGTTTTGTCTAAGTACTTCTGCTTGCGTTTCTCGTCATTGCCATACATATACTCTGCTTGAGCTCTCTGACGGATAGCCCATAGCATACCGCCTGAAAGAATAGTAGACAATGTTTGGATAGTATCTTCACGCTCCCAGTGCTCCATAGTTCTCATAAGGTGGCTATTAAGTGCCATTCGTGAGAAGGCTTTAAACTGCATTAGAATTGGTAGGATATGCCCAGTCATTCTAGTGTTACCTGCACTGAAGTGAGGTTGCATAATAGCGTCCTTAGAGTGTCTATCAAGAAAAGCATGGAATTTGATGTAGCTCATAGGGTCTACTTCCTGCCATTCTCTAAGGCTCTTACGGAGTGCCTGTGAATCACTGTGGTCTAAGTCCGACAAATAGTTCTTGACTGTCTCCTTGAATGTAGGAATGTCGTCAATACCTACTCGCTTAAACATACGCTCGCTGAAGAGGTTCTTGCGGAGTGTACTATTGAATTCATCGTTAGCCCAGTCAATCATGTCAGGTACTAAGTCTGCCTTGATAGATTGAATACTATGGTTAGTGATTTGCTGTACTTGAGACAATGTAGATGTAATGCGTGCCCCTAGACTAATACCATCATGAGCTTGTCCTAAGGCTTCCATGTGTAGTCCGCCTATGTTGTTCTCAAGATAGTTTCTGTCGGTTACCAGTGGGTTCCACCAGTTTGTTTCCGACATATATGTACCTATCTCCATCTTTCTGAAGTCTGCTAATTGGTCTGTTGTAACGTACTTAGCGTGCTTCAAGTCATGGATAAAGTCATGTAGTCGTGGAATGAAGTGTGTCAATGCTCGTGCACCGACTTTAGCTGTAGCTCCTGCGTGCTCTGCTATTGCGGATAAACCAAAGTTCATACCATTGAGCGTATAGGAAGTGTCCAATAGTAATTGCTGTAGTCTGTCCATAGCTGTCTCAGGTGTAGGAATAACGTCCTCGAATATGCGTGCTCCAGTGATGTGATGGAACGCTTTATGAAAGTCCTCATAGCTTAGCTTAGCTTCCTTCTCGGTTACATAGCCTAACTTCACGGCTTGCTCAAGTTCATTCTTAATCTTAGTGTCGTAACGATGAGCCAGTGCTCCAATATCGTCTACGTTCATTACCTGCTTGATAGCAATAGCACCACTTGAGCGGTTAGAGACATAATTCATATGATTGAAGATATTAGTGTCTCGAAGGTCTGTATCAAAACTAAAGACATCATTAAGAGCTTTGTCAGTTGCACCACCTTTGTAATTGATAGGTAATGTCAAGCCAGTATCCATTGGTAAACGTCTCTTGAAGTATGCTAAGCGTTTGTCGCCTTTAATATCCTTCATTTGTCCGTCATCGAATGTATGCTGTCCTGCTCTCATGATATGGTCAGCGTATGCTTCTGCTTCAGTTCTAAGGTCAATACCTTCGTCCAACTTATCTCTGTCTACAGCCCGCTCAATATAAGATACTAAGAAGTTACGTTGAGCTTCCTTACTTACGAATTTCTCCGACATAAGATTTAGTTTGTCTTTAGATACTCTTCGGTACAACTCAGGGCTACCATCGAAGTCCTCGCTTACCAGTCCTGCTCTCTGAAGGTTCTTTAGGTCTAAATCACGGAAGTCCTTAACGTGATCTACAGTATTGACTATAGTCTCACCATAGTAGCTTATGTCTTTACCATCACGATACTTCTCATGATATGCCTTACTTACTGTCTCTGCGAATTCCTCTTGAGCGTGCTTAGGGTTAAACCATTGACGCTTAGGTCTCTCAAAGTACCACTTACGGAAGTCATCTTCAAAGACTGCCATTTGTATCTTATAGTCCTTCTGTACGACCTGCTTAGCAAGTTCTACAGGAAGTCCTATGTTTTGTCCTCGGTCTCTTGGGTCAAGCAATAAGGCTTTCGCAAAGTGTCTCATGGTATCCGATGGACTATTCGCTAAGTGTCCATAAGTATTACCCATGATTTTGTTAAGCTCTGCTTCTTGCTTAATCTTACCAGTGGTACCAGTAGAGCCTTGAGCTTCCTGAAGGACTTTCTCAGGGCTACTTACACCACCCTTACCCATATATAGGTAATCGTCCTCAGGCTTAATTTCAGTCTTAATTAACGCTTGTAGAGGTTTATTTTGAGCTCCAGTAGGTTCAAAGGGTATTTCTTCATCGCCATTTATAATGCGTCCTAATTGGCTCTCAGGGAGTTCAGGAAGGACTACTTCAGGTGCAGGTGAGCCATCAGCAGTGAATGGTATTTCCTCATCGGCTCCTATAGCGTCAAAGAAATGGTTTTCCTTAGCATTGACTGCTTGCGTGATAACTGAGTTAGGCGACAAAGTTACATCATTGATTGATACTGAGCCATCTTCATGTCGTACCACTGGTGTACCTATGAAGTCGTCATGGTTCTCTGCAACTGTCTTTAGGTGAGCCTTGAGTTCACTATTGGTCATACCATAGGCTTCTTTAGCTTCAGCCCATTGCTTACCACTCTTGTGTCTCAATAAGTGCTCTGCAATTTCTGCTTCAGATTTACCTGAGCTTTCGACAAAGGCTTCTCTAGTGCTCTTTGGTTTAGGCTCAGGTAGTCGTCCTAAGTCTGAAGCCTGCATTAGTGCTTGTTCACTCTCAGCTTCAATTTGTCGTCCCAGTTTGTCCATCTCAGGAGTATTGCCTACTGCTGTCTTATGATGGTCATGGATAGAGTGCAAGTAGCGTGCTCCTGCCCCCATACCTGCCCCAAAAAGAAATGCTGTAGTATAGTCAGGTTGATAACCGCCATACTGTTGAGCGACATACTGGTCTCCCATATTGATTAAACCATTGGCTAAGCCTAGCTCTGCCATTTGGAATACTTTATTAGCTCCGATGTTCGCTAGTGTTTTACCACCTAGTCTCATGAGCATTTTACCGACAAGTGCTTCCTGCCCGACAAGTGGTACGAAGTTAAGTGGGTCTGCCACTGTACCTAAAATACCACCGATACTCTTGAAGCCATATCCTGCTTTCTCTACTCGCTCTTGTCTAGCGTAGTCCTCACGCTTCTGCTGTATGAGTGCTCCTAGTTGAGCTTGAGATTTAGCATTGGCAAGCAGGAAGTGTTTTGTCTCAAGGTCATTAGGGAAGTATTTGTCGATTGCTTCAAGGTCTGCCTTATTAGGTGCCCAGTTAGGGTCTATAGGTTTAAGTCCTTGAGCTTCATTCATGTTACCGCCTGTACGAAGCAATGATACGGAACCATTGTTATACCATTCATTCAGGAAGCTGTCCTTGAATTGTTTAGTGAAGCCACCGATATTGGTGTCCTGTAGTGGCTCAAATACGTCATCTGAGAAGTCATATATCTGAGGACCGACCCCTTTTTCAAGCCCTGCAAAGCCTGCATAGTGTCGTCCGACATGAGCTCCTGCTATATACTCTTCTCCTGCAATGCGTGCCATGTCGCCACCATAGTCATCAATATCTTGCTCTCTTGATTTATTATTGTCTCTGTAGTATCCATTATCGTATAAAATTGTTGCGTACTCACTTGGTGATGTAGCATTATGAATTTCAGGATACAAGGCAAAGAAGCCATCATGTAGATAAGTAGCATACTCTTCGTTACTATCAAAGTGTCCATAGGTTGCCGACCCATCTTCTTCAGGCTGTAGCCCTGCCCCTTTATGGTAGCCAGTAAGTCCCCCATAGTTTTTATCCTCAACGGCTAAGGGAGACTCACCGTTAGCACTCTCATGTACCATTTGTGCTATTTGTAATTTCTTGAAGTAGTCTGAAGTACCATATTTCTTTTGATATATCTCTGCTACTTCAAGAATATTAGGGTTTATTTCCATTGATTACCTTTCTTTAAATACCATAGAACGGAACAGCTCCAGTCGCTTCATCTGCTAAGCGTTCACCTTGAGCGTTCTCTAGAGCTTTATTGTATTGGTATGTACCTTCCTCTTGAGCTCGTTCGTCCGCTGTAGTATCGCTTAGGTATTGATAAGCTCTGTAGCCTATGTCTTGTGGATAGTAAGCCTTACCAGTCATAGAGCCCGCTTGTCGTACATAAATAACGTCTTGGTCAGGGTCATAGCTAACCCATGAGCCTACCCCTTGCTCTGCCTTTAAGGTATCTAATACGTGTCGAATACCTTCACTAGCGAAGCTCTCACTAGATACACCAGTGTTATTAATGATAGAGCGTGGCAATAGTACACCATCATAGTTGATATAAGAGTGCACTAGATTGCTCTTAGCTTTCTCCATAGCTTGGTCAGCAGTAAATCGACCAGTTGCCTTTAGTATCTCTGCTTGGTCTCTGATAGCTCCTAAGAGCCCATCAGGTGTACTATCAGGAATACTAAAAGCACTCCAGTTACCTGTGCGTACATTCAATGCTTCAGAACGACCCATAGGAATTGCTCCTACTTCTTTCTTAACTTTGTCTGCTATATCAGGGTCTCTTAACGCTTGCATACCCATAGCGAATATTTGAGTACCCTCTTGTTGCCCCATGCTATCCTGTAGGCTCGCTAAGGCTTGAATACGTCCTGCCCATTTAGGGTTAAGTAATTGATGTACCATGTTAGGTCTAGCTCGATATAAAGATACTGCTAAGCCGACAACTTCAGGAATGTTACCACTCTGATCCATAGACGCTAAGCCTACTTCCATTTGGTCTGCCATGGTAGTTCTCATAGCATTACCGATGAGTGGGTTAGCTAAGACATACTGCAAGCCATCGTATTGACCGCTTAATAGTCTTTGTCGTAGCATTTCTCTAGCTCCACTGATGAATACATCAGGGTCTATACCCATATCCTTTAGGTCTGCTTCACTTCTAGGGAATTCCATTCCGTTCCATGACGCTTTACCACTGAGCATTGCGTCAAACATTGGACTTAATGTAGCCATTGCATTACTTCTAGCTAACTCAGTTTTCTGCTTCATGAGTGCTAACTTTTGTTGTCGTGCTATCTCAGTCTTGATATTAGCAACTGCGTGATTGTACAAAGGAGCCACCATTCGGTAGTCCTCAGGGCTCTCTTCTTTAAGACGTGTATAGATTGCGTCAAGAGCTTCTATACTCTTAGCCCCTTCGATTTCCTTATTGAGTGCGACAAATCTATCATTACGAATTTTAGTAGCTTCAGTGTTAGCACTGTCCTTGTATTCCGACAAATCAATCATGTCTTTAACTCGATTTCTGTCGTCATACTCCATGTCCCCAAAGGCTTCTACAAGTCCTGCATTACCAGTCTTAGAGATTGCTTCGGCTACATTAGCTAATAGCTTGTACTCAAGATTGCTATCACTTGTGGCTGTCTCACGGATATTCGTCAAGATAGCGTCAAGGTATGGTGTACCTTCCTCTACAGAAATGTTAGGGTTATTCCGTGCGAAGTCGCCTACCATTGCAGTAATACCATTAACACGCTCTAGTTTTAACTGTGTCTCTTTACGCTTCGTAAAGGTGTCGAATACTGCCATCTTGGTTGCCATGTGTTGCTCTTCAAGTCCGTTTTGAAAAGCGTACTGGTTCTCAATGTTCTCTTCCGACATATAGTCTTTTAAGCGTGCTTCGTAAAACTCATCGAAGGTATTGAATTGTCGTGGTAAATCAGGTTGCTGTTTATGTTGGTCATCATAGATATTCCAGTCGCTCTCTATGCGTTTACCCATCTCAGTACCTCTCATGCGGTCAATAGTTGCTACTGCATACTCATTGTCCTGAAGGTTGAATTTACCACTGGTTGCTAGAATTTGTCGTGTAGTCAGTCCTTCTTTTTGCTCTTCAGTCATACTTGTGAATACTTGAGGAGCTACAGCTTTCGCTATCTTTTCCTTTCGCTCCTCTTCATCATGCGTATACTGTCTCCACGCTACTCCTAGTTGCGACAAGCCTGTTGCAAGCATATCACTAGCATTCGTAAAGCGTGCCATCGGAGCTCCTACAGAAGCTACATTAGACAAATTCTGTTGATATGTTTGAGGTGCATTAGGCATAAACTGTTGTGCAGTGCCTACAGAGCCACTCACTTGTGTGTTATTGTTTGCCATCTATAGCATACCCCCATTAAATGTATATTGATTACTGTTCTGATCAAACCCAATTCGTGGGTTACCAAATCTTATAGGACTTCTAAAGGAAGTGCTTAGGAGCTTAGGATAGTCCATATTCACCGACAAAGCTGTAGCGAAGCCATTAGTACTGTACTGGTAGCTTGCACTATTAGTGTCGTATCGAATATTAGGGTTACCATAATTGATTGCCTTAGGGTCATTAACTGTATACCCTAGCACTCCTCTTCTAGTATCCGCTAAGCTAAACCCATCGTTAGCACTGGTTCTCCATGGGTTTTGACTAGCACTCCTAAAGGAGTAGTCAGGTGTCCATCGGCTTACTGTACTAGCTACATGAGCTCCACTGGTACCACCTACACCTTGACTGTCGCCTAGCTTAGCAAGTCTATCAGTGTTCATGTTCTTATAAGCGTTATAAGACTGAATAGCATACCCTGCTTGACTTATAATACCGCCTAATAGAGTTGGAATTCTTGGTGTCTCAAGGTGCGACAAATATTCCCTAGTGCTGAGAAATGCTCGTTCTTTGTTTTGGTCAATCTCATCACTCTTACGGATAAAGTTGTCTTTAACTTGAGTTGTCGCTCGGTTGCCATCGGCTTTCGTTGAGCGTACTAATAGCTTAGCTGTCTTACCATTTTGGTACTCTCCAGTGCTTGCCTGTACGCTTGCTTCAAGCCCTCGTGCCTGAAGTCTAATTGCACCCAACTGAGCTACACTGGCTTCAAAGGCATTTCTACGCTCATTCTCAAAGTTACTAAGAGAGTAGTTCATAGTCTTAATAGCCCCTTTAGCTTGTGCTATAATTTGGTCTGCTTGAGCTTCTGCTTGTCGCCTTTGGTTCATGTAGTTGCTGTACATACTCCAAAGGTCTATACCCATACCAATCTTAGAGTTAGCCCCTAAAGATCCTGTGGAAGCTAAGCCACCTGCACTCATGAGTTGGTTTACTCCAGTCCCCATAATGTCTCCTTTCTATATCTGTCTAAATTTATATGTTACAAGCCCTTGCCATACTGTCGTGTTAAACGCACTCGGAAGAGGGCTTTTGTTTAATACTGTTACTTCTGTGTCCGTATTGCGACCCATTAGTGGTACTCTAAACTCTCCAGTCTCCAGTGGGTGAATACCAACTTGGTTACTTGGTGTACCGACAATTCGTGCTGTCATCTTATAGTGCTTAGTAGACTTACCTGTAGCTCTTACCTCTACTTCAAATTCTCCTGTCTTATCATAGTTGATATTCAAGAAGCGAAGTTGTAGGCGGTCATTAGGTATCGTATCGGTACCAGTCTGAGTAGCCTGTTTGATGAAGAATGTACTGTAGGTAAACTTGAGGTCATAAGGTACACCTACATAACACTCAATGTCTGCTAGTGGTTCGACTTGATGAGGAATTACTACTGTATCTTTTCCTGTGTACACTAAGCCATTCTTTAGTACTATTGTGTAGTCTCTTGGTTCAGAATAAGCGTCCCCATAGATTGATTTAATATCGTATCGCATTTCCTTAGTGTTCTTATCGAAGGTACCTTGTAATGTCGTTTTAAACTTCCTGTCAAGCATTACACGATAAGGCTCGTCGACAAAATCTTTTGTATTGTAGCTAATAGGCATTTTCTCAAGGAACGTATTGCCACCTCGATTGATGACTAGGTACATCATAGAGTTGATAAAGTCTGCTCCGACAATCTCCCCATCGAATGTCCATCGGCTCCAACTAGCTTGAGCTTTAGTGTCGTTAAGGAATAGGAATTTATAAATGTACATTGTGTCTCTTTGATTGTCGCTAAGTAGCATTAAAATGTTCTCATTGCTACAAGACTTGAGTGTATAAATAGTATTCCTTAGGAAGTTCGGAACGTGTCCAGTAATATCTGTAGCGTTCTTTTGTGTCGTACTATCAGCAACTGCGAAGTATTCCTGTACAGCAGTGTAGTCAGTCTTTTGAGCTGTGAAGTACAAGTTACGACCTACACCAATAGGCTTTATCCATGTGTCTGCGTCAAACTCAGTTACCTGATCTATGACTGCTGTCTTAGGGCTAAGTACACCTTCGGCTCTCAATACGAATTGTGTTTGAGCACTGAAGAGATACAAGTCCTGATTGAATGGTACTGCATTGTATAAAGTACTTACTCGATTGTGAGATACTTGTAAATCAATAGGGTCAGTGTCGACAACTCCTGTAGCACTGTCTACCCAAAAGTTGAAGAAGTCTGAAGTTTTCGACAAGTTTACTGCTTCACCTGCAATAATTCCTAAGCGGTTCCTGAAGAAGAATATGTCATTAATCTTGTTTCCGACAAAAGATGGAATAGGGTTACTGTCGTCATCGCCTGTTTCCCTAAGGTTCCATTCTGCTTCCTTACAAGTGAATGTTCCATTAGCTTCTCGTCTGATAATATGTGGCATTGTGTCCCAAAGGAATGATATAGGGATATTAGGTTTAGGGCACTCTTCCCATAGCTTGAGCCCTGCATTGTAACGTACATAGTAGTCATCATCTGTAGAGCGTTCACCTTTGACTAACACTGTATAGCCATGAGGAGCTGAAGAAGGCAATAAGTCAAACTTAGGTGTCGTATTAGTGAATAACTTCATAGCTTCACCATTGAAGCCATCAGAGACTGAAATGTCATCTAAGTTGCCTATAAGTTGTAGCCAGTTAGTACCTTTGATTACTTTAAGTCCTTTTACCCCTTCAGGTGCGAAGGTGTCTCTTTCGCCATACTCACGACCCTTATAGATATAAACTGTTCTTGAGTAGTATCTCTCGCCATCTCCTGACTGAGTTTGTCTACGTTCCTTTTTAATTCCATAGGAGTTCAATTCAGTATCATTCATGTCTCTAAAGGTTTTCACTACTCCGCCTGCAAGTAGCTTAAAGAGCTCATTACTGATATTGTCTGTAGCAATTTTAGTAGAGTGCCATGCTTCCCCACCATTAGGTGTCTCATAGGAATACTCTTGTCCTTGTATACGTACTGTGTATTTTCTACCATACTGTCCTTGTCGTATTACTACTAGAGCCCCTTGTGTCTCCCAAATATTCGGTGATCTATGATTTTCATTTATTTTTGCTTCTTTAGTTGTGTTTACGATAAACGTATGATCTGCTACTGTAATTGCTTTAAGTTGCTCATTAGGCTTTTCGCAAGTTACATATTGAGTTGACGTATTAGCCATGTTCACTGTTTTCTCATTGCCATTCAAGTCGAAGATACGAATACCAGTACCAGTGAAGGCTATAATATAACGCTCATTGTCGTCTCGATTGATGATATGAATTTTAGTTTTTAAAGGTAGTGTTGGTAATTTCTTAATGTGTTGCGTTGGTGGTCTCTTTTGTAAACCGCCTGCTTCTGTAGAGTAGCCATTAATTTGCTCTTCTAGCTGTTCAGCATGACGCAACTTAGGTGGTTGTTGTGATATACCTGCAATGAGGTTCTTAATGGTTTGCTGTACAAGTGCCATCTGTTACCCCCTATTCATATAAGTTTGTATTGCAGGGTTCTGAAGGATATTAGATTGCTCTAAAGTTATCTCATTTTCCATCATCTGCATATACGCTTGTGCTTCTTCCTTTTGAAGCTCCTGCATAATCGTAGGGTCTCCTAGGTATCGTGCGACAAAATGATTAGCTGTGCGTACAGTAATATATTGTCGGAATACCTGTGGCATTTCTTCAAAAGGTACATATTGAATTACTTTAGCTGTCAGTGATGCGTCAAAGCGGTCTGTATTATTGGTTACATCATATAGCCATTCATCACGCTTTCTTACGATACGCTTGTCGTCAAACTGAATAGACAAGATAGCGTCGTCCCAAAGGATACGCTTAGAGTGCTCATCAGGGATTAAAATGAATGGGTTAATCGTATTGAAAGTCCACCCCATTACCTGAATAGCTCTTGTCTCAGCTTCTAGCATACGAACTGCATTGATCGTGTCGACATTCTCACTGTTCTCTAAAGTGTCTACAGGAGCTTCACCCATAGCTCCGCATATTTCATTCACTGCGTCCAATTTGGTTAGTGGTGTTAAAATCATGTGTTCTCCTTTAGACAAAAAAGGGGATAGCCATAAGACTACCCCCTAGAGTTACTTTAGATTATTTAGCCAAGATAATACCAGAGGCTTCAGGACGTAAACCGCCATGACCTACTGCGTTCTTAGCAATAATCATATCTGCTTGCAACTCAGCACGGCGAGCGTGTTCTAATTGCAAGTCTTTAAGTTTTACAGTTGCTACTGCTGTACGATGAGCACAAACTGCTAATGCATTTGCATAATCAGCAGGGAACTCATGACCTTCAGGAGCTGTACCAAGCATACCTGTTTTGTCGGCACCGCCTGCTTTCAAGTGTGGTACTGCTACGATTTTAAAGCCACAGAGTTTATCAATGTTACCATCGACAATAGTTGCTACTGCACCATAGTCTTTATTGATAGCGTCTTTAGAAGCAATCAATGCACTCTCAACTTCAGGAGTGATGTATGCAAAGCGTTCTTCTTCAGGTACATACTGGGAAGTCCATTTAGATTTCATTTCAAGCAAGCCATCAATTACAGCTTTACCTGTCTCATAGTTAATACCTGCACCACCTGTAATAGTTTTCTCTACGACAATACCTTTGCCTAAGCCAGTGATATTCTCTTTGTTAGCTTTTACAAGTTTTGCAATTTCTGCTACTACAGCACCATCGGAAGCAATAGCTAACGCTTCACCTAATTGCTTAGCGTATTCGCTTCGTACTTCATAGTGAAGCATAGCTTCGTAAATATCAGTGATAAGTACGTCTGCTGTCAATAAGCCATCAATGTTGATGGTAATTTCATTGTGTGGAATTGCTTCACGAAGATCATCAAGATTGGAACCTGCTGGCAAGTAGTGAGCTTTACCACGACCCATTACTGGGAATGTAGTAGCTTTACCATTGTCGATAGATTTCGTCATATGGTTGCCCATAACTTTGCCTGCTCGTGTGAAGGCTTTTAATACATCACCACTGAATACTTTAAGAAAATTCGCTAATTCATCGCCTGTATTTTGTACAGAAGCGGGTTTTTGATAGTTTGTTACACCTGCCAAATTTGTTCTCCTTTAGATTAGAAATTAGAATTAATAATTTTTTGTTCCACTTGTTTACGATAGATTGGGTCTTTGTCGTAACGTGGGTCATTCATTGCGTCTAACATTTGTTGTTTCGACAAAAAAGCATTTGTGTTGTCGGCTGTGCCACCTGTGGACTGCCCTAAGATTGTTTGATTAGTAGTACCATTGACTGCCTTCATGTTTGCTTTTACACCTTGGATAACCATATTGATTACACCTAAGTTGCCTGTGTTAATCGTGTCGTTAAAGTCTTGTACTGCCTTATCACCTTGAGAGCTAACGAATTGAGCTACTTGTCGGTACTCATCTTCTCCACCTGCAAAGCCTACGACTGCGTTATAGAATTTCTCTTGAGTTGCTTCTACACCACTGATGTATGCGTCAACGACTTCCTTTGGATAACCTGCGTTCGCTAAGGCTTCCAAAGAAGCGGACGACAACTGACCATTTTTCGTGTACTCTTCTTCAAGAGATTTAAAGTCTACGTTACGCTCTGCTAAGTCTTTCTGTAGTTCTTCTGTAGCCTGCTGTTGTTGAGCAAAGGCTTCCTGTACTGTATTTGTCTGAGCGTCAACTGCTGTTGTAGCGGTTACCTCTGTAGTTTCTGTTTGTGTGTTTTCTACCTGCGGTTGAGCTTCAGTTTGTACCTGTTGTTGATCCTCAGTCATCGGTTCTGCTTCGACAATCTGAGTATTGTTTTGGGCATTAGCTACAATGTCCATCTAGTTCATTACCTCACTTTCATTCATTGCTCCTGACATAGCCTGCTCTACTAGAGCCTGCTCCTGTTGAGCTTCCATAGCTTGCTGTTGTTCCTGTTGTATTTCCTCATCTGTCTTGATGAGCCCTGTAGTATCAATACCTAAACTTGTCGCTATTGCAGTGAGCCATTGGTTCACCTTCATGTATCCCATAGCGTCAGGCATTTGACTTACTACACCCATAAAGGTCATAAACTTGTTGAAGTCATGTCCTCGTCCTAGTGCTTCCATACCAGTTGTAATTGTCGGCTCTACGAAGCCTTCAGGAAGCTGTGCGACTTCTCCTCGTGCCATAAGGACTGCTAAGATACGTCTCACAAGTGGCAACTGGAATTCTTGAGTTAAAATGCTATATACACCACTCAAGGTGTCCTCAAGTTCACTAGCGACTGTCCTGATTTCTTCTGCGGTTACTCGTTCAGCGTTCCGCTGTACTACGCTAGACAAAAGAAAAGCAAACGATAAGCGTTGCTCAATAGTGTCAGCAGTAGCTTTTGTCGTTTGCATATCAGGATATTTATTTAGTTGTAGTGGTTGAATGTCCTCTACACGACCGCTTACGAAGTCGCCCTCTTGAGCGTTCTGTAGAAGTTTAGGTCTAGTAATACCATTAGGGTTCACTAAGTAGAGCGTGCGTGCACTGATGGAAGCCATGGTTACAAGTGCTTTTGATAGCTTCTCAAGACTTGTTAAGTCGCCTAAATATTCCTCTACCATAGAGCGTCCATAATCTTCGTTGTCGCTCTTTGTCATTCTTAATACAATGTATGGGAATTTCTCTTTAGGATAAGTCTGTTCACTACCTGCAATTTGAATACCATCTACTTCACTGAAGCACTCATAGTTGTCGTCTACTAAGTCGCACTTAGTGTATACTTCAACTTCCTCATCGTCTTTCTTATCAGGGACTAGATTGTATGCTTCAGGTGGTAACGTGCGTTTCAATAGGACGTCTTTAGTAATCAATGTTACGACTGTCCCTACACCATCACGCTGTACTACATAGTGGTTTAGGTCATAGAATTTTGTACCATCTCTATCAGGTGGCAAAAAGAGTGTTCCATTACCAGTGATCAATAGGTGTCGATTAGCTTCCTGAGCAGTGATACGAACTTGGTTCTCTTCCATAAATCTCATACAGGACTGCTCAATTCTCATGAGTGCCTGTTCGACCTCTTGGACTTTCTGCTCGTATGCTTCAGGTGAAGCACTTTGTAATTGTTGCTTCATTTCTGTCGACAAACCCAATTTAAAAAAGCCCTCATTCGGTGGGAATAGGGCAAGGGTTAGTTTTGATGTTAAGTTGTTTACTCCTCGTGCTCCTATAGACTGATAAGGTGTACTGAATTTCTTGTTACCATCATCGTTCTTGTCGTGGAATACATGAGGAAGCGTGAGTTTTGCACAAGCAATCGCTCGCTGTACATAAGGTTCTCTTTTAGTTTCTAATTGATTGTATAGTGCTTTCGCTGATATACCTTGGTCTTGTGGTTGTTTAGATTTTCGTTTCTTAACTGCCATCTATACATTCACCCCATTACCTCGTGTCTCACCTGCGTTCAGTCCTGTAGTAGGAATTTGTAGGTCTTTCTTACCTCGTGCTTTACGCTTACGCAAGCCACCACCTTTAGTGTCGACATACTCTTGATCTGTCTCATCGGCTCCTTGCGGTGCCTGCGGTGCAGGAGTAGGAATATCAGGCTTTTCCATACCAAAGAGTTTCTTTAGTCCGCCCATAGGTCTCCTTTCTGTTACATATTCATAGGGTTATAACTATTATCTGTGTCTCGTTTAATCGTTAAGGCTTCCCTGTTGCGTCTAACATAGTTCGGCTGTTCACCGCCTAGTTGAGCTGTCTCAGGAGCTTCTGCTTGAGTGTAGGGTACAAGGTCTTTACCAGTTACCTGTGGAACAGCTTTAGCTTTACTGCCCCATTTCTGAGCAACTTTATTAAGTACCATGCCTACTGCAAGCTGAGCTAACATAGTGCCCATCTATTTCCCCTTTCTTTATTTAAAACATTAAAGTTCTCTATCTCGGTGGTACATTAGAGTTTATACTCGTCTCTCCATGAGCTGAGACAATTAATTACTTCATCTACCGCCATAATATAAGCAATCTTTTGCTCTGCATTTAGATTGTCTCTCTTGAGAATTGAGTGTGTATCAAAAGCTCTCTTGAGCTCCTCAATGATAATCTCGTCAACTCTAGGGACTGGTCTATCAAGGTTACTCATAAGTTACCACCTTTACCATGTCGGTACAGATAGGTTGAAAGCCTGCTCTCTTATAGCCATTCAATACCAGTCGCTCAGTTTTACCTGTAGACAAAACATTGCCACTGATGATGAGCTCTGCTTCATAACCTCTAGCTACTCGTTCAAGCTCTTTAATAGCTTCTCGTTGAATACCACTATAGCTCGTGTCGATACAGAATACACTTTCTTCCATTACGACAACTTTGTCAGTCCACCATAGTTTACCTATGTCGAACATTAAGAGCCCAATAAGGTTCCCTGTAGCGTTATACCACGCTCTGATTTTTCCCTTAGTGTTCTGCTCAAGGAGATGACTATAGACTGCTCCTTGACTGCCTAGAGCTTCTAATAGGTGTCCTTTAGCTTCCCTTTTGAGTGCATTGATATAAGTCATTGCGTCCTTCTCAGGGTTCCTCAAGTGATACTCTTTTACTACGGTGTCCATAGTTTCACTTCCTTCTTTGTCTTGTTGTAATAACCTTTTTGTAAAATGAATGATAATCTAGCGTTGACTAGAGCTTCCTCTTCAGTACTGCCATTAGCGACATATGCTCGTACTACAGCTTCCCATGAGCAGTCCTCATCAAGGATACGTTTAGCTCGTACCTCACCAATCTTAGGGCAACCCTTATAGTTGTCTGCTGTATCACCTATGAGTGTCTGATACATATGGAAGTAGTGAGCTTCCTCTTTTGTCGTATCGTAAAACTCATTACGCAAGAAGTCATAGAAGCGACAAGGAATACTTCTGAAGTCCTTATCACCACTGATCATGATAGAGTTCTTGTCTGCACTAATACCAATACAGTCGTCTGCTTCAAGGTTATCAATCATCATTACCTTAAAGT